ATGGATGAACTGATAAAATATATGATTTCTAAGATAGGATATACATTAACTGCAATAATAGGAGGGGCATTGCCGGGAAGCCTTCTGATTTTTGTATGGAATCGAAAATTATATATGGAATTGGATTTGCTTAAACTAATAATATTATCATTTGCTATACCTGGAATACTTTATGTATGTAACATTTTTGTCTGTTTACCGATTATGTCGTTGTATAATGAGTTTAAACATGATACTGAAATTTTTAGTGTAGAATTTATTTTCATAATTCCGGCAATATTGACATGGATTGAAATTGGTTATTTAGTTATGAGCAAAATACTTTTACCAGAATATACAATTAGGGATTTTGTTGCAAAATGGGGAATTATAGGAATATATTTTGTAATATCAGGAGGGATACTGGATGTATTTTTACTTCCAATATTAAAAAAAGGATTAAAATACATAAAAAAAATTAGGAGCAGCAAATAAAGAAATTTTCAAGTGATTATTAGTCAGAAAAGAAATGGTATTATGTAATAAAAAAATTGTTGCATAAAAGAAAGCACTCAACGCCTTAATTGGTATTGGGTGCTTTTTAGTGTTTTATTCTTCTGTATAATCATTTGAGTTATTATTTTTGTTTTCAGTTGAAGAATGCGAAGATTCTTGTAGAAAGTTTAAATCAGGTATTTTTAAATGCCTTAATGATAATGTTGGGGGCACATAAGCACCTTCAGGGGTTAGGCCAGCTGCCTCTAGTTCGTTATCGTTTGGTTCATGGCACTGGGGTAATAATCGTTTATCAAGCCGCATTAAAGCATAATCCATAACATCTTCGATTAATTCATCTAATAAGTTATTTGGACAATAAAATAATTTGTTTTGAGGGCTTTTTATGATAAATCCTTTGCTTAGTCTCATTGGGGCATTAAGCGTACTTATTCCGGAAGCTTCATCTTCGTTTTCTGGTATCTCGTATAGTTCATAATTATAAAAATTAAGTAAGGTATCGAAACAATTAGCTTTTTGATAATTAGTGGTATTAGATTTAGTTTTTTCTTCGGGAAAAATATTATCATCTCTACAAAGCAAATAATCTGCACGAACATGTAAAACTTCAGCGAAATTATTAGCTGCATCTACAGAAAGCTTACGTTTACCTCTTTCAAACATACAGACCGTTTCTTTTTTATAGTTTGCTCTGTTCCCTAAAGCTTCTTGGGTATATCCTGAGAGAAGCCTGCACTTTTTTAGGCGCTGTCCACATTCAATGTTAATGTTCATGTTAACTTCCTCCGTTTTTGTTTATTTTAAAGATGATTTAAGCAATATTAGAATGATTTAGAAATGTTAAGTTAATTAACATGTGAACCATAAATGCTGTTAATTTTATTAACATCTATGTTATAATAATACCATAAAAGAACCACATAGACAATGACGAAGTGGTAGAAAGGAATAAAATTTTATGAAAAGAAGAATTACAAACAATGAATTTGGAATTGAATCCAAAGCCGGACGTATTGAACAGGCGTGTGCAAGATATGGCGTTGGTAGAACTACTATGAGAAATATCGCAAAAGAGGCAGGAGCTGAAGTAAAAGTAGGAAAATGTTATTTGATTAATTTTTCAAAAGTAGATGCTTTTATAGACAGTATTTCTGAGTAAGGTGGCGATTCTATGGGAGTATATGAAAATCTGCTGCCGGGCAAAGAAAATGCGCTGACACCGGAGTATCTTACTGTGAAATGCCATTTTTCCAGTGTTCGGATGCTTCAAAAACAGATCGAAGCAGAACGCAAGGCCGGCAAAGTCATATTATCAAACACAACTCCGCCTGGAGGATATTATCTTCCTGCAGCAGGAAACACGATGGAAATCCGAAAGTTTATTCGTACTTTAGAGAATAGAGGTGAAAATACATTGAAAGCTCTGGAAAGTGCAAGAGAGTTATTGAAGGAATTGGAAGGTGATAATCTTTGACCTATGAGGAAATCTTATCACATTTTCAAGTGAAGAAATATGGCAATGGAAAGGTACAAGCACTCTGTCCGGCACATCCTGATAAGGAAGCCAGTTTGACGATTACGCAAGGGAATAATGGTAGGACTTTATTAAAATGCCATGCGGGTTGCAGCTCTGAAAGTGTTGTACTGGCAGCAGGATTAAAAATGGCAGACTTATTTAGTGAAAGTAGGCCAGCAGAGGAATGCTGGCGAATGTACATAGAAAGCCGAGAGAAAAGAAAGATTGAGGCTGTATACAATTACGTATCTATTAACGGCGAATATGCTTACACAAAAATACGCCTTGAAGGTAAGAAAATGCTTTTCGGAATACTTAAGGATGGGCGGTTTGAATATGGCTTGAAAGGAAGGAACAAAAAGGAATTCAATGCAATATTCGGAAGTGTTCCACGAATAAAAGAAGCTATTGAAAGAAACGAACCGATTTTTATACCTGAGGGTGAAAAGGACGTTAATACACTGGTAAAGAAAGGCTATACTGCTTTTTCATGTGGCGGGGCTAATGATTGGAATAAGAACGTATCAGAACTGTGTGCGGGTGCTGAAGTTGTCATTCTGGCTGATAATGATGCTCCAGGGAAGAAACTGGCAGCTGCTATTGAAAAAGATTTAAAAGGAATTTCTAAGAGTGTAAAGATAATTGTTCCGATGCCCGATACGCCAAAAGCAGATATAACTGATTATTTTGAAGAGGGACATACTGTTGAAGAATTTGAAAATTTAATAAGGAATGTTGATGATACAGAGAAGATTTGTGTAGATGTTCAGCAAGATCAGAAGCAGGATACAGGTAAAAAACGATCTGTAATACAAAAAAGCAAGGACGAAGTAGCTGGATGTCCGGCATTAGTCTTTAAATTCCTCGACTGCAACTATGATGAAGATGGAAATGTAAAAAGCGTAAAACAGCTGGTACATAATTTTGAAATCGTTATGGATAAAGACAGCCGTTTCGCCGGGAAAATCCGTCTTAATGAGTTTGCACAACAACCTTACCTATATGGTAGCGTACCATGGGAAAATGAGAATAATTGCAGAGCATGGAGCAGTCATGATGATTCAGCCCTATTTTCACTGATACAGGCTGATTATGGGCTTAAAAGCCGACAGGACTTTGCAGATGCATTGAAAAATGTTTCTATGCGGAATAAATTCCACCCAGTAAGAGAATTACTGGATTCCCTTACATGGAATGGAAAAGAGCATATAAGAAGCTTGCTGCCGGAATATCTTGGAGCAGAGGATTCTGATTATACATACCAGGTAATGCGCTTATGGATGTTAGGAGCTGTTTCAAGAGTGTATAAACCCGGAAGTAAATTTGATTATACAATCATTTTACAGGGCTCACAGGGCATTGGCAAGAGTACGTTTCTGAAATTGATGGCTTTGGACGATTTATGGTTCAATGATTCGTTGGATAGTTTGGATTCAGATAAAGCAGTGCAGTCACTTACCGGATCATGGATTATTGAGCTGGCAGAGCTTAAATCATTGGCAAGGACGGCGGGCGGTGTGGAGAGCGTAAAGCGTTTTCTGACAGCTACGCAAGACAAATACAGGATTCCTTATGAAAGGCGAGCAGACACGTTTTATAGACAGTGTGTATTTGCTGGAACCACTAATAAAGATGATTTTTTGCAGGATGAAACAGGAAACAGGCGTTTTCTTATTATTCACACAGGCTTTACAAAAACATCTAAGAGCCTTTTTACACCAGAAGTTATGGACGATATAAAACAGGCGTGGGCTGAAGCTGTATATATTTGGAAAAATGAAAAGCCAGAGTTGATACTTCCAGAATCATGCGCGCAGCAGGCTAAGGAACTTCAAGAAGCAAATATGGCAGATGATGGCAAACGAGGAATTATTTTGGAATATCTGGAGGGAAAAACTCAGGTGTGCGCGCGGGAAATATGGTTTGAAGCATTGGAAGAAAGTATTGCACCAAAAAGTTATCAGACATCGGAAATAAACAATATTATTGCAAAAGTACCAGGGTGGCAAAGAATGAAAACTCCACGTAAATTTCCTAAGTATGGAAGTCAGAGAGGGTTTCAGAAGATGTTACTACAAACTAAATCGGAAAAAGCTACAAACTCTTCTGATTTTGTGCCAGTTCCTAAACAAGAACAAATAGAAATACCGTTCGATTAGGTGGTTTAGAAAGAATGTAGTCAACTTTGTAGTTAGAATGTAGTCAGCTCAAACCCAGTATTTATGGACTTTTCTACAATAACTACAATTACTACATTCTATAAAAAGAAATATATAAAAGATAATAATATAGGGATATAAGGGTATAAAGAGAAAACTTTAAACTCTTTGGAATGATTGTAGTTGTAGTCTGTAGTTTGGTTTTGTAATGAATTTTATAGGCGGATTATCGTCAGAAAGGACATGTAAAAGATGTATCAGGAAAAATCAAAGAAACAGCCGATTTATGACATTGTATACCTCAAACCACTGGAAGGATTTACTGTAGAGGAAGTAACAGAAGAAAAAAGAAATATCGTTATGAAATTCGTAAACCATCAGACAGGAGCAACCACAAGAATATATATTGATTCTGTTTTGCTCGGAAGCGAAATGATGAAGTATACAGAGGAGTAATTAAGAATATCGAAATGCCAAATTGATAGCATACACTTTGTAGTAATTTGAACGAATAGGAATCATGTAAACTTTATAGGCGGTAATCCGCCGGAAAGGATAATAATCATGAAAATAATGACACAGGATAAAACACGAGTTTTAAATTTTAAAATGACGTATATCAGTTATGTAAGTAAGAACCGTATTTGTGAGGGTGATTTTGGTATTGCGGAATATGCAAGTCCAGAACGTGCAAAAGAAGTGTTGAATGATATGTTTCAAAAGTATGCAGCAGGAGAAAAAGTTTATATCATGCCGGAGGAGTAAAGTGGATAACACAAAGGAATTAAAGCCGATTTATGACATATTCACTGCTGCCTGGCGGGCATACAGGGAACACTACCCGCCGGGGAATCCGCAGGATGATACATACTGGTCAAAGTTAATAGATGATCTTCACGAAATAGAATTACAGTATAATTGCCAGTTGTGCCGGGATATCTTGTGTAATGTTGCGTCAGATCTGGAGCGCAAAGCAAAAGTCCTATATCAGTCAAAGTAACTGACGCAGGACCATATAAAGGGGTGAGTCTTTCTGATAACTATTATACCACAATAGAACAGGAGGACTCTATACCAATGAACATCAGAAAAGCGAAATTGAAAGATTATGGAATTACACCGGGACGGGCAGCAGAACTCAAAGAAATGGTAAAAGACAAACAGTATTATTCTTTAGTGCTTGAAGCATGCAACAGAGCAAATGACTTTCTTGCTTCGCATCTGGTGAAAAGTTTTACAGAAAATGTAGGATACCGCCAGATATTCAAAAATAGCGATTTATGTGAGCTTCCATGCACTGAAAATGACTTTTACTGCTATAAGCGGAAAGCACTTCATGAATTTGATTTGTTGCTGAAGCAAGCAGAGTAGGAGATTGGAAAAACATTAGTGCCTAAAGAATGTTTAAATATAAAAAAATAATGTTGATTATTTTGGAGGTGATTATCATGAAAAAAGGAATATCAGCAGAAGTACGTGAAGACATTTTGGTACAGGCATTTTTAACATGCCCGAATATAAGTGAGATATCTAAAATGACAGAAATTCCTAGACCTACGATTTATACAGTGATTCGTTCAGAGAGCTTTCAACGTAAGTATTCTAAGGCAAGAAATGAGGCTGTAACGGGTGCAATTGCTTATCTACAGGGAAAATTAGGAGAATGTGCAGCAGTGTTGGTTAATACAGCTACTGATCCAGAAGTACCAGCGCAGATTAGAGTGAATGCGGCAAATGCAGCACTGTCACAATGTTCCCAGTGGACAAAGAATGTAGATATGATTGAGCGTTTGGAAACTATGGAGAGAATGATTTATGAAGTAGAACAGAGTCAGAAGCAGCAGAAAAGAAAATAGAGGTGAAGTAAGTGTATGAGTGAAATTATAAAAAGACTTAAGGAATTGGAAGCAAGAACTGCTGCAGTTATGAAGGTACAGGCAGATCATGCGCCATTTGTATCTATAGCACCATGGAGTTTTATGAAAGATGAATGTATTGTTAAATATTATCCGGAGGGACATTACCGTAGGCCTGAAAAAATAACAACTACTTTTTATGATGCGTTAGTAATTGCTCAGTATTATTACGAATGTGGCTTGTATGTTCAATTTACAATGAGCATGTGCATAGAATGGCTGTTTTTATATGTACGTGATGATCCGAGATATTCGCCACCTCAGCAAAAAGCATGGTATACAAAAAATACCGAAGAGTATCCAGAAATAAAAGCCATGTTAGAGAGTGAACAGCGATTTGAAATTATTGGAACATTGCGAAGAATGCCTCAGAATTTCCTTTTTAAGGGATTGCCTGATGATATTAAAGATGATTACAAATTGATGGATTTTTAGACAAAAAATGACGGGAGTATGGGAATTTTGTAGCACGATAACGCGCACGTAAAAGAGTTTAATGACACGATTACGCGCGCATAGACATTCGGAGATTTCGGAGCCCCTAAAAGAGTAAAATGCGTTAGAACGAAACCTGAGCGAACCCCGAAAAATAAGACTGTAAATATTATCGAACAAAACGAAAAGGAGATTTTTATGGATGGCTGTAACGAAAATGTAATTGAATTTATGACCAATGATACCAGAGCAACTTTATCATTCTCACAGGGTCGGTATAAATCTGTAATCCGTAAGCTGGCAGAGAAACATCCTGATGATTGCCAGATCGTTGCTGATAACGAGGACGGAAGTATTTGTGCTCATGTTCCGGTAGCTTGGATCCGGATTTCTCCTCCGAAACAGTATACAGAGGAACAGCGTCAGCAGATGGGAGAACGGATGAGATGTAATGTGTCTGAAAATAAAGGAGTACAGGAATAAAACAGAGTAAAAATCAATTGTAATGCAACTAAGGTAAAGTTGTAGGGGTAAGGGAATAAAAAGGCTAAATGAGCCGATAAAACAGAGAGAGGAGATAATGTCGGTATTGAATAAAATCCTGCTGCCGAACCTACGGCTCAATAAAAGACCTATTATGAGATAAGGTCATGCGTTATTACTGATTTTTGGGTATTGATCTGATTGAAGCGGTGAGGAAGCGGTGAAAAGTTATAAAAAGGGATATCCACTATTTTGAGGATCCCTGTTATTGATAATGAAGCCGCAGGAAAGCCGCACAAAGCCGTGACGAACCCGTGAGAAATGGAATTAAAGCGGCGAGAACTTGGAGTGTTCGAACAGGCGAGAAACAGGCGAGAATATCAGATTGAATCGTGATCTTTGCGAAAGGTCAGTTGCCTTTGAACTGTCGATGAACAGTCGAAATAACAAAAAACGCTCAAAAGTGGTAGAGAGCTGTTCTCGCAAAATGTGAGATAATATATGTATCACGATAGGACAGGAGATGATGTATGTGATTTTACTTAACATGTTGATGTTGGTTACAGTCTTGGAATTAGCAGCTATTTATGATGCGGTAAGGGGGAAAGACAATGAGACGTATCAGAACGAAGAAAAGTAGAAAATATGAACAGGACAAGCTTCAGGCGGCAATAAATGCTTCTGCCAGACGGGCTCTTGATGATTTGAAGAAGTCATCGGGAATGCTTTCTGTAACGATTGAAGCATTAAGACAGAGTCTTCCAGAGATGGCAGAAAAATGTAGAAAACTTGCACAGGATTACAAAGAACTTCGGAAACTTGAAAAAGAACTTCAAAAATATGAGGGAGAGGGCGATAAGTAATGGCAGAGAAGATAACATTTAATACAGGTGCTAAGAACTATGAGATTGTAGATCAGGATGGAAATAATCTGGGAGTATTCCGGTTTATTCCTACAGATGTTGGAATCTTAAACAGATATAAAGAGACAGCAGCGTTTTTCGCAAGTGTAGGTGACAAAATAAAAGGGGAGGATCTGGAAGAGATTCTTCCTGAGCTGGAGAAAGAAGCTGGGGAAAAGATAGATTTCCTGTTTGGTGCTCCTGTATCGGAGAACTTCTTTGAAATTACTCATCCGTTTACAATTCTGGAAGATGGACAGACATTTGCCGAACAGATTATCACTGTAATTGGCGGAATCATTGAAAAGGAATTAGCCGAAAGAGAAGAGAAGCAGCAGGAACGGATTGACAAATATATTGCTAAATACACGAAAAAAGACGAAGCAAAATAAGAAAATGCGGGCTGTTCTGGAAACAGGATAGCCCTAATTTATAACTCGGTACTGGTAATTGGGAACTGGTACCCTGACCTCAAATAGTTGGGAGGTAGATAATATGGCAGCTGATGGCTCAATCATCATTGATACCAGGATTCAGACAGAAGGTCTTTCCAAAGGATTAAATACGATTAAGGCAGGAATGACAAGAATTACTGCTCAGGTATCAAAAATGGGAGAAACAGCAAAAAATTCATTTCAAAGGCAGATTGCAACAGTTAACAGTCTTTATCAAAGCTATGAAAAGCAGGAAAGAAAAGTTGCTGAATTAAAATCTAAACTGGATGAGCTGGGTAAAAGCAAAATAGAAACAGAAGAATACAAGCAGATTTCGGATCAGATCAAGGCTCTTGAGACAGACTTTGAAAAAATAGAATCTAAACAGCGTGAATGGATTGATATGGGATTTCCAGTTGATTCTGGGCCTGTTAAAGAACTAGATAAGCAGTTGGATGAAATATGGGCAGACATGGGGAGACTGCAGAACAAACAGAAAGAGATGCAGGTATCTGGCAGTGCGTACATAGATCCTAAATCGACAGATGCCTATAAAAATACATTGCAGAAGTACGATGAGGAATCACAGAAACTGGAACGTATAAACGGAAGGCTATATTCTTCATATAATAATCTGAAGAAAAAAGTAGAGGAATATCAGGAAAAGAATAACAAGCTTGTTCTGGCAATGCAGAATCTGCAGAAAGCTGCTGCGCGCGTAGGCGCAGTCATGAAGAACATTGGCTCTGCTTTAAAGAGCGCAGGATCAGCCGTAAAAAGCATGGTCTCTGCTATGAAAAAAGCAGTGGAATCTATGCTTAATTTCGATAAGCAGACAAAACGCTCCAAGGCAGGTCTGGGCAAGATGCTGGGAATGTCACTATTGTTTTCGGGCATGTTCCGGGCTATAAATGCTGTTGGTGACGGAGTAAAGACGGGAATTCAGAATCTTGCTAAGTATTCTAATACTGCAAACACAGCAATGTCTTCATTGATGTCCAGTATGACAAGATTAAAGAATTCTTTTGCAACAGCATTCGCGCCAATATTGACAACAGTTGCACCGATTCTTGTTAAGTTTATTAACCTTATGTCAGATGCGGTTACTCGTGTAGGTATGCTGATTGCAGCATTAACTGGGCAAAAAACTTTTACAAAAGCAATAGGCGTTCAGGAAGATTATGCTGCCAGTTTGGATAAGACAGCGGATAGCGCTAAGAAAGCCGCAAAGGAAGTAAAAGGATATCTTAGCCCGATTGATGAACTTAATAGATATGATGATGGCGTAAACAGTGCAGGAACAATCGGCGGGAACAAATACACTGACCCATCTGCCGGTGATATGTTTGAAGAAGTTCCTATCACAAGTTCTATAAAGGGAATTGCTGATAAGATCCGAAAGCTCATTAAAAAAGAGGACTGGGAAGGACTGGGGGCTTATATTGCCAGTGGCATTAATAAAGGCCTGCAGAAAATTTATGATGTGATTAATTGGAACAATGTTGGCCCAAAGATCACAAAATTCTGCGATGCTTTTACAAGAACATTTAATAGCCTGGTTGATCATATTGATTGGGATTTGTTAGGACGTACTGTAGGAGCTGGTATTAATACCCTTGTGAATACCCTGAATCTTCTGATTACAGGAATAAATTGGAAGAATCTTGGAAAGAAATTTGCAGAAGGTATTACCGGTCTGGTTCATGAGGTAAACTGGAATAATCTTGGACAGCTGCTTGGCAACATGTTCATGATTTCCTGGAAGGTATTCAGCGGATTTGTTCATAATCTTCCTTATGCTGATATTGGAAAGGCGGTTGCGGATGCACTGAACGGTGTTTTTTCGACTGTTTCATTTTCAGAGATAGGAGATACACTTGCTACTGGACTTAACGGTGCGTTTACAACTCTTTACAATTTTGCTGTCAATTTCAACTGGAAACAGATGGTTGATAATATTGCGGGCGGAATCAATACTTTTGTATCAAAATTTGATTGGAAAGGCAATGGACAGAAACTGGAAATATTCCTGAACAATTTATGTACTTCTTTGGTTGGACTGGCTCAAAAAACAAATTGGGAAGAAGTAGGGAAAGGAATAGGAACATTCTTAAGCCAGATTGATTGGGGAAAACATCTGTGGCAGGTCATTGAAGCAATCAAAACAACGATTGGAGGTCTGTTTGATGGGTTGGAAGAGGGCGGCACAGCCGGCAAAATAGCAGCTTTTCTCGGAAAAGCATTTATTGCTGTAAAGATTGCGGATATAACAGGGATTGGCAGTCTGGTAAAGTTGCTGATTGGAGCAATAGGAAAGAAGATAATCGGATCTGAAGCAGTAGCGGCTCTTTCTGGAAGTCTGACATCTGTACTGGGAAAAGCTGCCAGTGCGGCAGCGGGCGGATTTACTTCCCTTGCTTCATCTCTTGCCCCATTGGTAGGAACGGCAGGATTGATCGCGGCGGTAGCTACGGCGGCAATTGTAGGAACAGAAAAGTTGGCAGGATTTATAGAAACTTTACAGGGTGGAAACGGCGTTCTGACACAGGCGGGTGGATATCTGCATGATTATGCTGGGGCAATGAGTTCCTCGAATGTAATAACCCAAAAGCAGGCAGAAGATCTCTGGAAGCTGATTGAAGCTGATGAAAGTGCAGGAAAATCCAATGCTGAAATGTATGATAGCTTTATTCATAAGTTGGCAGAATATGGCATATCCGCTGAGCAGGCGAAAGCAATACTTGAACAATATGGTGCTCAGGCGGGCGTAACAGGTACCTTCGTAGAAGATATGACCAATAAAGTGCTGGCATTGGGACAGGGATTCTCTGAAAGTGCAGGACAGATTGATCTCTCTTCGCTGAGCGCGAAAGAAGCAATTAGTGTTTTATCGGACACTCTTTATACATTAAGCCTGAAAGGGAACGAATTTAGCGGAACCTATCAGGGAGTCAGAAGCCAGCTTCAGGACACTGGCGGAAGTGCCAAGAGTGCGCAGGATGCTTTGAACATGGTTTACACTGCTTTGAAGAATGCAGGTGTACCACTGGATGATCTGAATGCAGCATTAGGGGCAGAGTTCCCGGCAGCAACTACAGCGGTTACCACAGCAGTAGATACCAATATTGTCGGAGCGCAGGAGAAGATTTCATCTTCTATGGAGACAGCGAAAACAGATGTAGAGAATGCTACATCCAGTATGGCATCCGATACAAAGACAAATACTGAAAGTGTAAAAAGAGATACTGACGATTCGTTTAAGGAAGTAACCAAAACCTCTAAATCTGAGTGGAAAGAATCTTATGGGGCAGTGAAAGACGCTCTGGAAGATATGCAAAGAGATACGTTGGAAGCCATGAAAAATATCATGGGATATATTCAGTCATATTGGGAATCAGTAGTTATTGATACCAATTTAACTTGGGAGACGATGAGCCGAAAAGTTGACAAAGAATTATCAAACATGGCAGGTAGTGCGGATATCTACGGAAAGCAAATGGCGGACAATCTTGTTAGAGCTATCGGTGGAGCTGAAACCTCTATTATAAGAAGTTTAAATAACATAATATCTAGAGTGAACGGCATGGTTGGCAACATTAATAATTCTATTGCCGGAATCGAAAGCGGATTTACATTCTCTTATAATGTACAACTTCCAAACGGTGGGCGTAGATTTGGAAATTATCATTTGACGTTGCCACGTGTTAATACAGTTCCGTATCTGGCCAGTGGTGCAGTTATTCCACCAAGGTCAGAATTCCTTGCGGTATTAGGCGACCAGAAGAAAGGTAATAACTTGGAAACGCCGGAAAGCCTGTTGCGTCAGATCGTCCGGGAAGAGTCAGGGAAAGGACAGGGAGACGGAAATACCTATAATGTTACAGTTAATGCGTCCGGCAGAAAATTACTGGATATTATTATCAGTGAAGCTGAAATGAGGAGACGCAGAAACGGGAAAAACCCATTTGAGTTAGCATAAAGAAAAATGGAGCACAGGAACAACTTAAAGCGGAGCAAAGAAAGGAAGAAATTATGCGAACCAGAGAAGCAACTTATACAGATTATGGGTTTAAAAAGGGAGAGGAAAAACAGCTGAAGCAGTATTGTCTGGATCTGGAACTGCCGGACAAGCTTCTGCTGTTACAATGTGCGCATGAATGCAATCCTATGGTTGAAGATGATCTCTTCTACAGTATATCCAAGGGCGTGGCATTTCAGGTCCTTGCCAGAAAAGGGATTGATCAGAATTACAAATGCCATGCAGATGTTTATGGATATAAACGAAAAACACTGGCATTATTCAGATCTGCACTACAGGCATGCGGAAGATATCCATTTTAGCAATAGAATGGAAAATTAGGTGAAAATATTACGGTACTGTAAGGATATGGGGCTGTATATAATACGCGCGAATGGATAACGAAGCGTGAGGAAATCGTGAAGAATCAGCATTATGGTGGAAAATGATGGTGTTTTAGCATATATAGCTGAAAAGCAATAACATATTTACTCATGGTTGTTGAGAAATGTTGAGATTTTTTATATGTAGCCCCATAACAATACAGTTATTTCCAAGATAGAACTTGAAAAAACTTGAAGTATTGGCTTATATAGCTCGGAAAATAATTGCAGAGCGGAAAGGAGCGTTGTTATAGACGATTTAGTATATCTTAAAAATGAACAGGCAGTATGTGATAGTTTACAGGTAGCGGAGAAATTTGGAAAAAGGCATTCAGATGTCATTAGAGCAATAGAGAATTTATTGGCAAATGACTCAACGCAAAATTGCGTTCAGTGCATCAAGCCATCTAAGTATAAAGATGCTTCCGGAAAATATAATAAAAAGTATTTGTTGAATAAAGATGGCTTTGTGTTCCTGGCATTTGGTTTTACTGGAAAAGAAGCGGATGCCTGGAAATGGAAGTATATTGATGCGTTCAATCGGATGGAAAGACTTGTTTATGAAAAGAATACTGCTGCTTATCAGATAGCAGATCAGGAAGAGAGAACCACCAGAAGAGCAGAGACGGATGTTATCAAGGAATTTGTGGAATATGCCAGAGCGCAGGGAAGCACTCACGCAGATCACTATTACAGCAATTATACCAGACTGGCATATAAGAGTGTAGGAATCACTGACAAGACAACTGCTGCTGGAAGTCAGTTAGATGATCTGTCATTGGTGGAACATCTGATAGCGCATACTTTAAGAACTGGCATGGCAGCAGGACGTAATTACAAAGATATTTACCAGGACTGCAAGAATCGGCTGGAAGCTATGCGGTATTTACAGTGTACGGCGTGAAATGTTTTATTTGCCCAGAGTACAGGCATAAAACAAGGCGAAAATGGATGGAAACAGTGCAAGGGTATATTTGTATAGGGTAAGGTAGAATAAAGAGAAATAGACGATTATTATAAAGAAATGAAAGGTGTGGAAAGCATAAAGGAAATGCTGAGAAGGATCCCAATAAATTGAATAGGCGAAGCGGCAGCAGATGAGAGTGTGGGCAAATGGAAATTGACAAATTCTGGGGACTGGCATATAATATACTTATCAAGACAGCCAGTAAGGGAAGTCAAGGTTCCCCGTCCTGGCAAGATATATGTATAAGACGTAGCCGCCTATTCTTTACCAGAGAGCAGGGCGGCTATTTCTTATGTGTGTATGTAAGGATAGATACAATTAAGCTGGCTGTTGTCAGAATTATCATAAATATCTCGTAATCGCTCATAAGCATCCCCTCCTGTCAAGGCTCAGGATCAGGGGAACCACAGCCGCTCTACTGGCTGCCTGGATAAATATACTATATTCAGTTTTAGCTTATTGAAATCCCATGTTTTATTGCCTGCTCTTTGAGTTTGAGAAAATTTGGGGTTTGAGCATTTTTCATTCTACGATATCCGCCGAATGATTTTGGAGCAATTTCAGGAAGCTCATAAAATATATGGTAATATTCAATTTCATCTAAATCCTTTTGCTTTTCTTTCTGTAATTGTTCAAGATGTTCTAAATAATTCTTTTTTTCTTCAGCAGTACGATCGTCTTTAAAAGGTCGTTGACTGGATTTTATAGCATTTACATCATTTCCATTTTTGTCGAAAATAGTATCGTTCTTTCCGGTATAAAAGAAGACAGAAAAACTGTGAGCACATCCATTATGAACTTTTCCTGTTTCACGTATTACATCCGGCAATTTAGGAAAGATTTTGCTTTTTCCTGATATACTATATACTCGTCCTTGTAATTTATTACATTCTTCACAACAAGCGAGATGGGCGCTCATGGAAATGTAATCAGTATTATATTTTCGGCAATCGGAAAGTAATTTGTCCATCACATCTTTTGCCCGATTATAAAAAGAAAAAGAATTATGGCATACTCTTAGTGTTTTTAAATAGGATTGCACAATTGCTTTATATTTTGCCGATTCTTCAAAGTGCCCCTCTTTTAGGAGGAGATGTGAATATATTAAAAAATCTTTTTCCTGATATCCATTATCAGCTGCACCCATAAAAAGATGAATTCGCTCCAAGATAGAATCAGATTCTTCGAGGAGTCCTTTCCTACGGAGATTACCAGCTTTCATTCGCAATACATATTCTAAGCTTCCGGTAATGCCGTATCCATGCATAATGTCAATGTTTGTAAAAGTAGGTATGGGAATACGGTTTAAATCTTTCGAACTTTCCAGATCGTATTTTACCCCATCTGAAACCAGATATCTGGCATCGTACCAGCTTTCTTTATCGGTGGGATATACTTTGTACATCTCTCCGTTTTTGAAATAGATGGTTTGAGCATCAGGAACATCATCGGATGATGAATTGAAAACACTTTTAATTTTATTGAAAAGGCTCATGGAATCCTCCTATACAAATAGAATAGTAAAATATCAGGTATTGTTTTATTTTTTTACGATGGAAAGGCGGTAGGTGACGTGATGATCTTCAGATGGTGGATTCTGAAAGACTTCCTCATCAATCTCCAGATTTGTCCAGTCATTTGTATGAATTACGCCGTCAATCAATTCTACCCGGATAAAATCAGGCAGATTCATAATATCGTCATAGGTATAAAGACGTTTTGCCATGAGAGCACATCCCTTCATGAATAATAGTAGTTATGCGTTGTCGCGTTCCATCCGCTCATCAACTGCTTTTTTGATATAACCGTTTACGGATTCTCCGGCAGCAGTCGCAGCGGCTTTGATTTCTTCGTATTTTTCCTTTTGGACATCTAAAGGAATACGTTTGAGATTTTTTTTAGCATAATTATACATACTTTCTTTTCTTTTGTCGCTGATAGCCATTAATAACCTCTTTTCTGGGAAAGGGAATAAATAAAAGACATACTTTCCCCATTTTCTTAAATTATAGCATATATTTCAAGATATGTACATATACAAAATAAATGAAAAGATATGTACATAATTAGCAATAATGCCAATTGAAAGATATGTACATATCCAATATAATATAATCAGTTCAAGGGAACAGACAATAGCGAAGAGTGAAAATGAAGTGATTGTAAGATGTACCAAAGACACTTACATAACACCGGGCAAGGGTAAGGGGATAATGAGACGGTCGAGAAACCTTAGATAGCTTTAAGACCTGCCGGGGCTGTTGGGAATTCCGATAAAAGGAGGGATAAGAACATGAAGTACAACTTATCAAAGATCATGTTGAAAGCATGGAAAGTTTACCGCAAGACAAAGAATATCAGCTTTGCAGAAGCATTTCACAGAGCATGGTTATCTGCAAAGGCAGAAGAAATCAATGCAAAGAGAATCGAAGATGCGAAACATGCAGCAGGAATCACAGAGGAAACCAATACCTTTGCTAAGTGGAAAGAGCTTGGTTATAAGGTAAAGCATGGAGCATCAGCATTATTCGGATGTTCTCTTATCTGGGGAAGCAGGGGAGACGGCGCAGAATACAAGGCAAGTTTCTTTGGAAAGTCTCAGGTAGAAACAATTTAATAAAAAGCCCTTACCAGAACGGCAACTCTGATAAAGGCAAAGTAACCCGACAAACGATCAAAATTGAGGGGCTGTGCGTATTATAACATACTCATTCCCCTCAGACAACAAAAGAAAGGAACGAAAGTATGATATCAGTAATGGACGTTCTTGTAATTTTTTTGAGTGGATTTATATCTGCTAAAGTATGTGATTATGTACACGAATTAGAACGAGAGGAGAATGAAGCATGAGTAAAGAAAAAACATTAAGAACATCAGAAGAAACAGAAGTGATGCAGGCTACAGGCGTTCCGGCACAGGAGACAGAAGAAGTAAGTGCAGCTCTTGCAACTGAGATTATCGCGGATCTCAAAAAACAGCTGGAAGAGGCAAAAGAAGAGGCGAAAGATTGGGAGGAAAGTTGGAATATGAGCCGCGATCAGGCCAGAGTACTGTCCAGACAGTCAGATATTATTAGCATGGCGTTAAGGATGGATGATTTAGAACTATTAGACTTAGCTTTTGGATTTGTTAGAGGATGCTATAACCAGCAGATTAAAAAGGAACAGGAGGCAGAAAACAATGGAGAAGTGTAATTTAACTCAGGTTCCTTGTAGAAAAGCAATAATGGACGTTGTCCAGGCTAACAAAGATAGAAGATCATTACAGCATACCTATGAGCTGGCAGAACTCTTTCGGATAGCTTGTTCCGGCAATGAAGCATTTATGGAATTATCAGAGGAAGATCAGGAGCGGTTCTGGCTGATCATAGATGCTTTAATGATGAATGATCTGGAAGACCTCAAGAGGGTACATAACCTTGCAAATTATTTGATGGTAAAGCGAATAAAGGACAATGCAAAAGTGGCGGAGGCATAACATGGATTATAAAAAAGAAACTATTGAGATATTACAGAAGGTAAATGATGATAGCCTGCTTGAATTTTTCTATAGATTCATTGCCAGAGTATTAAAGAACAGGGGATATTAATATGAATTACAAAGAAGAAACTATTAAACTGATTCAGAAGTGTAACAATCTTCACTGGCTGAAAGTAATTCATGCTTATGTTTTAAGATTGTTGGGATAATCAGAGGGGCGGCGGACTGCTGCCCTGCCTTAATATAAGAAAGGTATTACTATGGCGAGAAAAGACATTAAAGGTAGAAACCTCCGCGTAGGTGAATACTACGATGAAAAGAATCAGCGATATATGTTCCGTAAAATGGTTGATGGAGAGCGTGTGACAATTACAGCTGCCAGTCTGGCAGATCTCCGTAAGCAGGAGAATGATTTGTTATGTAAGATTGATAAAGGGGCAAGGTTCAACACAAAGAAAGCAAAAGAGACATTAAATCAGTATTTTGATTATTGGTTTGAGACATTTGCCAAGAGCGGGCGTAAAGCGACAACCTGCACCAACTATAAATCCTATTACAATACATATATTAGAAAAACAATAGGCAAGAAGCCGATCTGTAAGATTGAAAAGGTGGACTGCCAGAAAATTGTCAATGGAATGATTAAGGATGGAAAGAAAACTTCTACCATGACGAATTTAAAAAGCTGTTTAAATGCAGTATTTGAATGTGCAGTGGATGAAGATGTGATACTGAAGAATCCGGCCAGAAATCTCCAGATACCTCAGACAGGAGCAAAGAAACGTACAGCAATAGAATCAGATCAGATAAAGCTGTTTATGGATTATGTAAAGACAAGTCCCCAGTATTCTTATGCTTATCCAGAATTTATTTTCTTATTTAATACAGGAGTAAGGATAGGAGAGCTTGCCGGGCTTACATGGGATAACGTAGATTTTAAAAATAATATGCTTACCATTGATAAGACGGTCAACCGTTACCGGAAAAAAGACTTCGGTTTTACTATGGCGTTGGCTTCTCCGAAGAGCAGAACATCAGTCAGAACGATTCCGATGAACAATGAGGTACGAAAAATGCTTCTGAAAGAAAAAATGAGGAATGCAGGTCCTACGATGTCAATTCCTTTTGTAGATGATTCCGGAAACATCAGGAGGCAGGTATCAGACATTGTATTTGCAAATTCTGTTGGGCGTGTCTGGAATGAACCTGGATTCTTAAATCTGATTAACCGAATCATAGAATCATACAACGAAGAAGCAGAGGAAAATGGAAAAGAGAAGCTTGAAAACTTTTGTCCTCACATGGCAAGACATACATATACCACATTGGCATATTCTGCCGGAGCTGATGTTAAGGCTGTCAGTGAGATTCTGGGGCATGCATCAACATCTGTGACAATTGACACTTATGCACATCTGACAGAGGAGAAAAAGCGAAAACAGGAAGAGGTGATAAAGACGATAAAGGTGCTGTAA